TAGCTAAACGCATATCATTGTCAGGAAAACTATGATTTCTATATTTTATCATAGTTGTAATCATTGCACTAACATCTGCTTTATTTAAACCTTTAGCAGCATTTACAGTGCCAGACTCTAAACTTTTTAATATTTTACTTTTCATATCAGCGGGTATAGAAGTATTCTGCATAAATGCTTCATAAGATTTTGCAGTCATTCCCGGTTGGGTTGTAAGCCTCTCAATAAAAAGATCTTCTACGGTAATATCAGCCATCAGTATCCAAATACCTCATTTTCCGGCACATATCGTTGCATCTGCCTACTAGAATAGTACGGTGTGCTTGCATTGTGCAAAGATCGCACCATCATCATATATCGTAACGCATCGTATGCGTGGTCGTCTGCTTTTGTGTCTACATCCTCTGGGTTGTGCTTAGATAGAGGCAATGTAGGGAGTGTTCTTACTAAATTTGTACAATTGTCCATAATTCTTACTCTTGGTTGTCCTCTGCTGTCACAAGCTAGTCTTCTATGTATTTCTATCTTTCCTGCTAGTCTGTTTCTGTCGGATGGTATCCATCTACAGCCTTTTCTATTCATTGTTTCTGCTATACTTGGACCTAACCCTGTTCTGTTCCAACAACTGGCATCTAATACAGATATTTGCATGGTTGGGTCGTTTCTTTCTAACTCTAAGATTAGTTCACCAAGAGCTTCGCCGGTTCTACCCTTTATATACAGCTCTCTATATATCCAGATATTGTTATCCCAGTCTATAGCACCCCAAAGAATACAAGAAGGACTACTGTAGCCATAATCTCCGGCACGTACCCTAGCCCAACCATCAGGTGGGTCAAAGGATTCCACGACATGTAGCGATCTACTAAATTCTGTAAAAGCTGCTCCCTCTGCGACATCCCAGTCTCCTTCTAATAATCGTTTTCGTTCTACTTCTGGTAAGGAGAGCAACATAGCTTCGTATTGCCCATCTATAGCAAGATACGGATTGTCTGTCAACCTTGCTGGTATAAATTTTTTTAGAAATAAAGGTTGCCCTTCTTTTGTATGTCCTGCAGGATACCTTATTGTTTTCTGTGTGTCAAACTCTTTTGCCCAAAATGCTGATCCGGGTGGGGATGGGTCTATGTACATCTTCTTTACCCACCAACCTCCTACTCCACCGGGGTTAGCTGTGCACCTCATGTAGAGACCAAGCTGTGGATCGGTACTTCTAAGTCTAGATCTTAGGTAGTTCCACACGTATGGAGTAGGATACTGTGTTATTTCGTCTATTCCTATCCAATTAAACGCTTGTCCTTGGTATCTTGTTACGTCTCTGTCGTCATCTACGTAGGAAAACCATATTTTAGCCCCAGAAGGAAACTCCCATGTAGACTTTGCTTGCTTAAACACTGCCCCCGGCACTGCTTTCATGTACAATTGCCTACTTTTGTCTATAAGTTCGGTCAATTCTGGTAGAGTACGTCTTAGTAGTAGGCCTCTGTGGTTAGGGTTACCTACATCTCTTAAAACATCAGCAAGAAGTGCATATGATTTGCCTCCTCCAGCTGCTCCCCCGTACAATACGTCTCTTTCTGGGCTTTCTAAGAACTCTGCCTGTGGTCCATCGTTAGATTTAAAGACAACTTCGTTCTCAGCAACGTGGTTTCGTACTTTTTCTGGTAAAGCTAGTAGTTCTTCCTCAGATATAGGTTCTTTTCCATGTCCTGAGAGAGCTGCGTCTATCTTACCAAGGCTTTCTTGTAGTTTATTTGCCCTGTACCGTGCATTTACGGCACGTTTTGATTCTTTTTTTGCTTTTGCTTTAGCGTTAGATAGTTTTGTTGATACGGACTTGCGTATCGCTTTCCTATCCAGTTTGGCTTTCGCTGCCATCTAGGTGTGTTCCTAACTTACTGCGTTTCTTTAAACCTTCATCAGATATATATCTATCTGTTTTTGCCAATAGCCACTGGCTTGCTTTTCGCCACCCGCAAGACTTAGCGTATGTTAACGCTTGATCCAGTGCCTGCAGTTCTTCTGGTATAGGAGACAAGTGTTTTTCGTCTTCTGTATCTAACACATAACCAAAAGGTATGGTGCTTGTTTTTCTTCGGATTTTACCAGAGTTTTGCATCAGCAAACATTTCCCTTTGTTCTTCTTCTGGAGTATCATACAATTCATCAATAGCTTCTATCTTATCTTGATTGTTTGCAATAGCTCCTATCCACTTATCCATCTCTGCTGTAACATCAGAGTGTTCTCCAATACCTACAGCAGAATGTAATAATACATCAAGGTTAGCTTTTGCTAAACCTATATTAGCCACGTACTGTGCCCTTAATGCTTGTAACCTCATAGTTTAGTCTTTCTTTTCACGTATAAAAAATCCAACAGCACCGGCTGCACCACAACAAATCATAACTACGCTTTGCCACAGGTCATTTGGTACCATTATACCTAACATAGCAAATACACCACTGAGTGCTGCATATGATGAAGGCTCTTTAAATCTATTCATTAGTTCAACCATTATTATCTTCTCCTTGTTTATCAGTCATACACGCACAGGGATTTTCCTCTGAACATGTACAGTTTTCACAATCACAATCTTCTCGGTTGCAATACTTTTTATCCTCGTCTGTCATTACTGGCCGGCCAAAGGATTATCTAAAGCTCTTTGTAACATTGTACGTAACCTTTCTTCTAACTCTTTAAGTTTTGTATCAAGTGCTTCGGCTCTACGGTTTGCATCAGATTCAATTGCAGTTCTTTTGCCATCAAATCTGTCAGATGCATGGTCAATTAGATCTCGCATGTCTTTTTCTATATTTCTAAGTTCTACTCTTACTTCTTGTCCAAGTATTCTAGACCTTCTCTCTATACCAGATATTTGATCGTGAGCTTCATGTATACTTGATCTTAAATCTGTACGAATTGTTCTTGCATCATCTTGTGCTGCACCAACTAATTCTTTTACCGCAGACATCTCTGTTTCTATATTTGTTTTTAACGAGTCTAACTCAGTCTCTACTACCGTTTCTATGCCAGTTAATTTTTCTTCTAGCACATCAAGTTTTATAGTAAAGCCAGTAAGATCAGGAGCAACGTAGCCATCTATCTTTTTCTCCATTGCTACCCAACGTGCGTACCCTTCAAAACCAGCCCAAAGACTTCCTCCAAGTGTACCAAGTAAAGGTAGGATTAGCAGTAACTTACTGCCTTTAACTTTAATTCCTTTATATTCTACCTCACTACTCATACTGTTGTCCAATCATTTTTTCTATTTGTAGATTTGATCGTACACTAAGGTAACTTCCTAGGGGGTCAGGCATAATAGAATCTGTATATATATCTTCTGAAACATACCACGTTGGCTGTACAACTGTTGCTGCATTTTGGTATGTTGTTATGTTTGGACCAAGGGCATTAACAAGAGCAAGGGTTGTAATCTGTGATACAGGGTCGTAGCTATTTGGTAACCCTGCTATAATTTGATTTGCTTTTTCTTGTTTCTTTTCCTGCTCTTTAGTTGGCTTTTCCTCCACTGTTTCTTTTGGTTTTTCCTCATTAACTTCCTTAGCTACAGGTTTTTCTTTTGGTTCTTCTTTTGCTACTTTTTCTTCCTTTGGTTTGTCCTGCTCTTTAACAACTTTTTTAACTTTAACTGTATTGCTAGTAGCTGTCTCTTCTTCTGAGCTACTCTCCTCTTTAACTTCTTCTTTAACTTCCGGAGTTGTTTGCATTGGTTTATCAGCAACTTCTACAGTCTCCTTCACTTCTTCTTGTGCAACTTCTACTGGTTTAGGTTCAGGTGCCTCTATTTTTGGTTCTTCTACTGGTTCACTCATTGGTTCTACGTTGTTTATAACAACTTCTAACTCTTGTTCTGGCATCTTGACTGCTACAGTTTCTACTTCCATACCTATATTCTGTATTTCTTCTACCATAGTTTCAACCTCTACCATCACCTCTTGCATGGACATTTCCCCCATATCCACATCCTGAAACAAACCCTCAACGACACCAACACTTAAAGTTTCAGGCATACCCTGTACATCATCCATACTACCCATAGAAATTGTAGGCTTTAAATCAAAATGCATTACCGTATCCATGTTTTGCATTTCTGTTTCCATCTCTTGCTGTTCTTCTACAGTAGCACTTTCATATGTATCCATTAGTTCTAACTGTATAGACTCTTGCATTTGCATCGGCTGGACTATTTCAATCCAAGTATTTACAACTGTTGTTATGACATTGTAGTTTACTGTATAAGATACATTGTCAAACAAAGGGCCGGTAGCAAGGTTTGTGTTATCTACCCCGCCAACTCTTACGAATACTCTATCAAGACTGTTATCAAAATCATAGGAGCCTGTATACGTAGTGGCATTGTTGTTGTTCTGTAAGTTTATTTCTCCGGTGTCCCACTGTAGTACGTTATTGGAATACCCTTTAGTTTGGAAATATGCACTATCTTCTGTGTCATAAAAGTGCATAGATAGTTCCCAATCTAGTGCACCCCCTTGTGTTATGTGAAAGTTACTTATATCTACATACTGGTCAAAGGTAGTTAAAGTAGACCCCGTAATCTCAGCGCACTTACCAGATCCAATTTCTTGTGAGGGACAGGTACTGTGCATCTTTGCTGGTCCAATTCCTCCCCAGTCTGAATCCATGTCTCCTTCTTTGGTGTTGCCCACAAGACCCTGATCTGCGTGGAGGATGTCTCCGGTTGTTTGGTTTTCAATAATTGTAATCGTTTGAGTAACTGTATCAATGTGGCCTTCACCTAAATGTTCTGTTTCTACTTCTTCAACGATTGTTTCGCCTTCTTCTAGTAGTTCTGCCCGTGCTACACTACAATAAAAAAAGCAACAATAACAAACTGCCACCAATGCTAAGACCAGTAGCTTCTTCTTCAGTGGGTAACCAGTCCACATCTGTAACATTTTCTTCAACCCATTTATCATAATCTGGTTTCATCTCCGGATTCTCTGCCCATGCTGTTGCAGCCTCTATTCCTATTTTTCCTCTAAATGGGCACGGGGTTCCTGCCATTTCCATCGCATTAAACACCCTTGCATCTTGGCAGAGCATAGCTACGGCTCCTACTTTCATTCCCATTCTATATAAGGCACGGCTAAGTTTTAGTCTTTCACAATTCATGTCTCTTATAGATGTGCCACCTGCTACACCTAATATTTGAGTTTGTATCGCTGCACTCGCTGCATAACTACAAACATCTTGGTTATTGTTGCCAAACGATGGGGCGTTAGCTGTGCCAACCGTTCTGTCAACCGTGGTAGTTCCCGACACGGTACTACTGGTGGATGTCACCGTATTTGTTTGTGCCCAAGATTCTTCTTGCCAGAAACCTATACAGACCACTACTAAAATAGCTAGCCACCATTTGTGCATTTCTAATCCTCACCGCTGTCAACCACCGTTGGCATTGCTGACTTGCTTGGCATAAGTACAATTCCGTGCAGTGCCTTTATGTCGTGCTCTTGTTTTTCTATTTTGCCCAGCCCTACTCTGTCTAATAGAGTTTGTGCTGCCTTTAGTCTAAGTTCTTGTCTGGGGTTTAGTCCGTCATCATTCATGGACTCTACCACTCTTGATACGGCTGTCGCCGAATTAACGGCTAGTTCTCGTTTAGATATGTCTACGATTTCGTCTGCAAGGCTTTTAACCAACCATGTTCTAGAAGAAGGAGAGTAACCGGCTTCCTCACAGGCTAGGGCTATGTCGCCTTTGTTTACGAAGAGACAGTTGAGAAACTTTTGTTGCTTCTCGGTAACTTCCTTTTTTTTCTCTGCTAAGAGTGCTGAAGTCATCCGTACGTCTTGGCCTTTCTCATTCCGCCACCCATAGCGTACGTCTTCTTGTGGACCTTGCCACCACCCATCATCTTTTTCTTTTTAGAAATAACACCTTTACCCATAAGGATATCCTTCTGAGTAATTTTACCGTCACCGGATAGGTCTGGAAATTTAGCCATATGTTTTTGCCTTTCTTATACCACCACCCATAGCGTACGTTTTCATTGCCTTGCCACCGTATGCCATCTTTTTCTTTTTAGCTCTGCCACCGTAGGCTTTGTTACCCGGCCCACGAGGTCCAGTTTTTCCTTTAAAGACAGCAAAGTTATTTATCAGTGCATTTGCAGCAGAATCACTCATTTTACTTAATTGGGTTTGACCAACGCCTGTTTTTTCAAGGGCTTTCATAGTGGCGGCTAAATCTATATTGGCGGGTAATTTAAATTCCACCCTCTAGATCTCCGCACACGCATAACAATTAATTTCTAGTCCTACGGCTACTTCTATTATTCTTGGTGATTTCCACATGGTATGTATCCTTTTATATATATATTTATTTTGATTGGGTTGTCTTGGGGGATACGGAGCATAGATGCCCCCTCCGGAGATAGTATATTAATTGTGCTACCCCCCAAGGACTTAAAATTATGTAACACAAACCGTGACCCCCTTGTGTATATATTTTGTTCTTGTGGGGGCGTGAGTGTACTTGTATTACATGTACCTACCATTATACACCGTATATAGAAACTGTCAAGGAAAAAGTGTTTTTATTATGTTTTTTTATTTTTTACTTGACAAGTCTGAAATACGGTGTATACTGAGGGTACTCCCGTTAAGGTAAACCACCCCGTATGTTAACTACAGGTTAACTGTTGGTTCTACTTAAAGTATGCACAGGTTTTACTGGGGAATATCCTGTAGGAATAGCCCTCTGGTTGGACTGGTGGTTGGCCCCCAAAATTACTGGTAGGGTGGTTCAAAAATATACAAAATTGATTGTGGTTGCATACACATGTACGGGTACCCCCCAGTGCCCCTATAGGGGGGATTACATTAATAATGTCCAATATTTCCAAGAGTTTACCAGACAATGACAACATAAATTAACAAACAATACTACATAAACATTTACACCTGTCCGCACGTGGTTTACATAATGACAATTTTTTGGTTTATCTGGTTGTCAACCTTGAAGGGGGTCTATGTAGTGTATAAAAGCGTGTCTTTTCCCACCACCACCCAAAGAAAAACCCAGCGGTTTAAAACACTGGGTCTCTTGTGGTCTATGTTGTGGTTAGTTAGTAGGTTTTTAAAAGATTACCAGATGCTCCCGCCATCTTAAACAGTGGTTCTAGGTTCTCCGCCTGTTGTGGTTCAATCTGGATATCCACTCGGAAAGGGTCAGAGTTTAGGTCAACCAATGGATATTCTCCGCTTGCAACCTTCTTCTTTATCTCCTTGTTAGGAACTCCCAGAAACATAGCAAGATATTTAGAAGTTGTTGCGGAGTAATTCCAGAACTTAGCGTCTAGTTCTATCTTATCCGTTGCATTAATGCGCCTTGCGATTATGCTTTTGTAAGACTGAAAGTATGCATCGGAATTGTCGTTGGTTATTACGAATTGGTTCGGAACTTCGTTCCCGTGTGGGCTAATCATATTAGAAACGTACATGTATTTTCTCCTGTTAATTAAATTAAAGTTAACTTAATATAATATTATTCTGTACAGATTAGCAAGTAAATATTATAGTTCCTCATTTTGTAA